ATGTCGTTCACGAATTGTCTTCTGGTCATGGCCGGTGGTGCGCTGGGCACGCTGGCGCGCTACCTCGTTTCCACCTGGGCGCTGCCGGTGAGCAGCCAACTGCCCTGGGGCACGATCATCATCAACATCAGCGGCTCGCTGCTGATCGGTTTCTTCGGCACGCTGACCCTGGCCAACGGGCGCTATCCGGCGTCGGAAAGCCTGCGGCTGTTCGTAATGATCGGCCTGTGCGGCGGCTACACGACCTTCTCGTCGTTCAGCCTGCAGACGCTCGATCTCGTGCGCAGCGGCGGGCTGGCGCGGGCGGCGCTCAACATCGGCCTGTCGGTGGTGCTGTGCCTGGGCGCGGTAGCGGTCGGGCATGTCATCGCCGAGCGCATCAATGGGGGTGCAATGCAGATCGCGCAGAGTGTGATCGAGGAAGAGGCTTAAGAGCAGGGGGCCGAGGTACCAAGGCGAAAAATGTCATCTGATTCTCGACAGGCCGGCACCGCTAATGAGGTTCAGCAGAACGCGCTTTTGCGCTTTCCCGCTGGGCCTGTTGCAGCGCCTTCTTCTCCTCCCGTCTCTTCTGTTGAGCGAGAAATGCCGGTGTTGGTCTCTGGACCAGTCCTTTCATTGCCTGCACGTGCGCTAAGTGAAGGGCGGCGCGATCTGCGTCTAGCCATGGGGGTACATGTAACTCTGGCGGATTATGCAGTGGGGGTCGGGCTAGTTCTGACGGCTTTGGATGGGCTGGATAAATTGGCCTATCTTGAGCAATGACTGAAAGTTGAGTTTCGAAGAAATAGAGGTAGTCGAGAGCGTGAACGAAATACGCCTCCTGCGCTTCGAGTAAAGGCACATCAACCTGATACCAGTGCAGTATGAGGCCCTTTTGGTCTTCAGGGGATTCCTCTAGGTCGCAGAAAAAGAGTCCAGCCCCGGAACCGTCCGCGTCACCCCAGTTGCAATGGGCGTACTGGTTTCGGATGCGCGCGCAATACCGGATGGCGGCGAACATGTTATTGTAGTCGCCTTCGAGTTCGCCGCCAGCAAAGGTAGGATGGATAAGGGCGTCGGCAGCATCAATGCGACCGCTTGTAGATCTTAGGCTGTAGAGTGCTTTCAGGACGCGGTTTCCATTGTTGATGGCGCGCACGGCACAGGAGACTGTAAGGTATTCCAGTTCGCCGAAAGCCACGACGATGCGCCCGATTATCGCCGCCTCTTCCGAGCGCCGGTGAAGAGCAGGATTGATCCGATAAGCCATGTCAGACACCCCAAAAGACAAAGACCAGGAAAAGGGCGACGAGGTGCGCCGCCTACTGAAGACCCTCCCGATCCGAAGACCGGGAAGGAAGGGGCAAAGCCCAAAAGGGACAAGCCAGATGAGCTTCATCCGAAGAGAGATTGACCGCATTCGCGGATCTCTAGTGCCAGCGACCCGCGCTACGTGAGCTTTACGCGGCTCAGCAAGCCCTAGCGTGGGCACTGGAGCCGAGCCGCATGAAGTCTCACCTTACGCGATGATCACGGGCACTCAGGAAGGCTCAGGAGATTATCCCGCACCGTCAAATCCCGCGTCGTGCGGATATGTTTCCGCCGGCCAACAGGACTAATGACGCTAACGTTCGCTTCCGCCTGACCGACCTTGACGAAGAAATCTTCGTGATCCGGGCCAGTACGGTCGATCCGCGCTATCACGTCTTCTACGGTCAACTTCCACTGACTCGTTCCGAAGCCGCCGACGTGGGTTATATGCTCGACAGAGCTGTCGCGGTTCGGTTTGTTTATGCACTTAATTTGGAAACGTCCGGCCATATTAAAAAGTCCTTGTGTGTGGTCACAGGACGGCTTGACGTAATCACCGGTGGGTTTAGTTTGGCGAATGTCATGTGCCTAGTCGTCCTGTGGCTTGGTTGCATTAACGGCGGTGACTACGAATCACCGCCGTTTTCAACTTTAGGGCTAAATCAACCGGAGAGTCCCATCATGGGGGACTTATCCCATGCGATTTTTGTTCTTCTTTCGTTTCCTCGTATGGCAAAGAATTTCCGCCAGACCGTGAGGCCTGAGGACCTCCGAATAGCGGCAGAGAAACTTTGCGAAGCGATACCAGCGGAGCGCAAGGCGGCTTAACCCTCACGTTTCTTGTAAGGATCGCTCTTGCCGACCTTGGGTGCAACAGCTTGTAGGAATCTTTTCTTAAATCCCGTTGACCGGGTGAGGGCAGCGATGCTACATATTTGTCCATGGTGCTGATTTGCGCCGACGACCCGCCGCCGAGGCGGGTTTTTGTTTTCGGCGGTCCCACAAGACGAACCGGCCGACATTGAACGCCGGCGCTCCACGGCGCCCCCCTCTGTCCTGCCGGCCCCCACAAGGAGGGAGATTGGCTGTCATCTTGGCTTTCGCCAATCGCCAACGTTGCAAGCATGGCGGGACGTTGACGCTGCCAATCTCCCCACAACTGGGGGCCGGCAGGACAGAGGGGGGGCGCCGTAGAGCGCCATCATCTCCGTAAGGCTGCCCACCCACTCCGCAACATCCGCGAGACATCCCATGTCCATACGCTACGCCACCATCATCATCGGCGATGACGGCCGCGAGGTCGTCAGCGCCATCGGCCTGTTCGAGGGCGCGGCTCCCGACCTTCCGGCGGGGCGCGTCGAGGCGGTGGGCGCGGGCGTGCTGATCGGCATGGTCCGGGGCGGGCCGGTCGATGCGGCCGGTGGTTTCGGTTTTCCGTCGGGTTCGGCTGGGGTCAATGGCCGCGAGATCGGCCTTGCCTCGCTGGACAAGCCCCGGCCGGTGAAGCATGAGGACGAGCCGGCCGCGATAGCAAGGTCGGGCGCGCAAGCGCCGGCTGCGGCCAAGCGCAAGGCCAGGGCGAAACCCAAGCGCACGAAGCCCCGCAAGGCAAGGAAGGCAGGGCAGGGACGCGACGGTGGACCCAGGGCCGCCGAAGGCCCCGCCCATGGCTGACGCCGGCGACATCGGCGGCTCCCGCAAGCCGCCCGCGAAAGCCCGGCCGAAGCGGGGGAAGAAGACGCTGGGCGATGATTTCCTCGAGGCGGTGCGCGCCGATTTTCGCGCGCATGGCGCCGGCGTCATCGCCGAGGTGCGGGCCGACAAGCCCGACCAGTATCTGAAGATCGTGCTTTCGGTGCTGCCCAAGGATCTCAATGTCACCATCAACCAACTGGACGCGCTGAGCGATGACGAAATCCGCAGCCGCATCCGGGCGCTCGAAGCCGCCGTCCGGCCCTTCCTTCTCGGCGAGGATGGAATATCTGGCGCTGCTGGCGGAACTGGACCGCAGGCGTCGCGGTAATCTCCTGGCTGTTTACAGGCCGTATCGGCGCCAGGCTGAGTTTCACGCGGCGGGTGCGTCCAACCGCGAACGCCTGTTCATGGCCGGCAACCAGCTGGGCAAGACCAGGGCAGGCGGGGCGGAATGGGCCATGCACCTGACCGGCCGCTACCCCGACTGGTGGCAAGGCAAGGTCTTCGACGGCGCGGTGCGGCTGTGGGCCGCCGGCGTGACCGGCGAGGGCACGCGCGACAACCCGCAGCGCGTGCTGATGGGCCCGCCGCAGCAGCAGGCGGCCTGGGGCACGGGCATGATCCCCGGCGATGCCATCGTCAACACCATCATGGGGCGCGGCGCGCCGGGCGCGCTGGACAGCGTCGTGGTGCGCCATGGCGGCGGCGGCGACGTGCAGGCCGGCGAAAGCGTGCTGTCGTTCAAGAGCTATGAAAAGGGCCGCGAGAAATGGCAGGGCGAGACCTTGCACGGCGTCTGGTTCGACGAGGAGCCGCCGCTGGACATCTATTCCGAAGGCCTGACCCGCACCAACGCGACGGGCGGCATTACGATCGTGACGTTCACGCCGCTGCTCGGGATGAGCGACGTGGTGCTGCTGTTCTTGTCTGCCGGTGAGGTGGAGGGGATGGGGAAGGGCTAGCTATGGGTACTTGCTACCTGCAAGCTGTCTGGCGCGGCCCTCGGCAGTCGGCGATTTACGAGTGAGCGGGGTACAAATGACCGCCATTTGCCCTGAAATACGATCAAGATACTGCAGACAAGATTTATTGGGTGTGTCAGGGATACAAACTCTAACGTTCACAGGCACAAGCTTTCCGCCGGGGATTGCCCCGTACTCGGTATGGTTTGTGCATGTTGTTCTTGCACTCGAATAAGGCACATTCGCTTGGCTAGTGCATGCGGTTGCGCTGGCAGCGATGGCTACAATGATTGCTGTTCGGATCATGTCCCCTCCCAAGTCCTTCGCAAACTTCGCACTCATGCCCGGCGTTATCAACTCTGAAGCTTGATTGGAGCACACAAGAATGAGCCGGCACGTCACCTTCATGACCATCGACGATGCCGAGCACTATACGCCGCAGGAGCGCGCGGCGATCGTGGCCGCCTATCCCGCGCATGAGCGCGAGGCGCGGGCGGCGGGCATTCCGGTGCTGGGCTCGGGCCGCATCTTTCCGGTGGCCGAGGAGCTGATCGTCTGCGAGCCGTTCCGGCTGCCGCGCTACTGGCCCCGCATCGGGGCGCTCGACTTCGGCTGGGACCATCCGTCGGCCGCCGTCGAACTGGCATGGGATATGGAGGCCGACGTGGTCTATGTCTCAAACGGCATCTGGCTGATGTTCGACCGGGCGGGTGACAAGGGGGCGGATGGCGCGGGGGCGGGAGATTTCACGGGGCCGGCAGCTTCAGTGACGGACAATATCGTCACGTTCGCCGGCACTACGGGGAAGGTGGGTAAGGATAGTGGTGTTGCGGTGTCAAGCTTGGCGCCTAAGGTCAACGCCGTCTTTACGGGTACGTTCACGCCTCCCGATGGGTCCATCACACCGGCGAAACTCGACAATGGTGCGGCGGCAAGCATACTGGGCCGCTCGGCCAATTCGAGCGGCGCTCGCGCCGACATTGCGGCGGGTGCTGACGATACGATCCTGCGGCGCGTGGCTGGAGGGCTCGGCTTTGGGCAGATGACTGCCGGAATGGTGCCCGCCGGTCTGCTGACCTATGCCATGCTGGCTTCTGGCGCGATCGCATCCAACTCAGAATTCCAGCTTGGGACAGCATCAAGGTTGCTCACAGCGGCCGCGCTGAAATCGACAGTCGCCTACCAAGCCCTCGCCTCCGGAACCACAGTGGCGTGGGATATGTCGCTAGGCAACAATGCTTCGCTCGCGTTGGGCACCTCGGTGACGCTTAGCAATCCCACCAATGCCGTCCCGCAGTTCGGCTTTGTCGTGAAGGTGACGGCTGTGACCTCAGCCCGAACCCTCTCCTTGGGCGCTAACTTTGCGGTGGCCGCAGGCGTTGAGAGCTTCCCGATCACCATAGCGACGACCGAGGCAGTCTACGTCATTGGCTTCGTAGACACCGCAAGCAAGCTCGTCATCTCCGGCGTCATCCGCACAACGCCGTAACCCCATTCAAGGAGATATCACTTATGACCAGTATCCTAGTCCGCCTCGGCGATGATGGGAGCTACCACGAGTGGCACGACAATGTGCTGACCTCCCAGACAATCAGCACCTACACCGCTGTTTATGCGGATGGGCGTTCTGTGGAGATGCCCTGTGACCCTTACCCAGTTCCCGTCCAGATCGTGGGCGACAACATCCGGGGCTTCTACGACCAGGACATTTGGACCTTGGAGGAGATCGAAGCGTTCGGCGGCAAGATCGCCGTTCCCTTCGCGGCACCAGACGGCTTTCGCGCCACTGGTGCTCCTCTCTACACGGTAGATGAAGGTACCGGGATCGTGAGCCAGCAATACGCTATCGAAGAAATCCCGCCGCCACCCCCGGCCCCGACGCCCGCGGAGAAGGTCGCGAATATGCTGGGTGACTATGGCATCTCATTGGAGGAGCTTAAGGTAGCCCTTGAGCTCGGTTCCTAGATGCTGCCGGGATTGGCTCCGCTGGCGGTCTCGCCTCTGATTCCCAGCCGCAGCTTCATAGGTAGCCAGTGGTCCGATAGTTCGTTATCATCCTATACGTTCCCTGTTGACATCGGACCCGCCGTAAACAATCGGGTTATTGTGCTTCCGGTTGGCGGAAATAGCACCGGGACGCCGACGACTATCAGCGGGACAATCGCCGGCGTTGCGTTCACCGTTCTCAAAGACCAGTTGAACAGCACAGGCTACAGTGCGCTTGTCGCTGCGGTTGTACCTGCAAGTGCAGGCTCTGGGCTTCAGAACGTGGTTGTCAACACGGGCACCGCCTGGCAGTCTGCCGCCCTGGCGGCGTGGCGGTGCCTCAATCTAAAGAGCATCACCCCAGCAGCCACACTGGCAAGCAACGCAGACCCCGGCACCGGAACCATTAATATCCCGGCGCAAGGCCTGTTGTTTGCTACCGCTCGCTGCGGATACGTTGCCCCTACCTACACATGGACGGGGGTAGTCCAAGACTTCAGCATCACTAACCCCGCTGTAACCCGCGCTATCTCTGGCGGCAGCTACCAAGCCACGGCAGCAGAAACCGCGAGGACCGTCACGGCCACCCGCACGTCTGGCGGAAACAACTTCGTTTTAGTGGCGGCAAGTCTTCGGTAGCCACCGGTACCAGATACGCCACGCGATCACGCATAGCACGGCGAAGCACAGCCACAGGGCCAGGCGGATTTCGAACAGCGCCTTGTTCCCCGCATCCGGCAAGAAATGAATAACATCATCATCGAACGGTTCCACCTCGCTCAAATTCGATCGTTAAATTGCGGAAGTTGTCGAGGCGTGATTATGGCCGCACGCCAGTGCGATAGACTTCAATCGGCTCGCTGATGCGGAACCACCCGCGCATGCGGGACATCACAACCACGCTTGCAAATTCAGACGCTACTTCTCTTGCCTTTTCCAAGGCGTCAGTCTCGTTCGCACATTCGGTCGAGGTCATAGCTTGAAACAGTTCCCCATCGAGCCCCCACTGGTATCCCTCGATGCGGAACTCTCTAGTTTTCTTGAATAATTTCAACATGAGCGATTTTTCACTGCGGGAACGAAGGTTAAATTCCCCTTTATAACTGCAAATGGCTCTGGTCAACTATTCGCGGCCGAAGAGTGAACGCAAGCCTCGTACTGCATCCACGCTTTTCCCGGACGATCCATCCCGTCGACTATATCTCACCACTGCCCATCATGAAGGCATACCCAGACATGCAGCCTATCCGTGAAATGGCGGCGAAAAATACCTTTGCTCGAAGCCCTGTTATCCGTGATGGGGGAGGGCGTGTCCAATTCACCTAGGGAAGATCAACGCGCCACCAAGCCAGATCAGTTGCCGATGTGGCCCCTAAATCTCGCGAAGGAATATGCGGTGCCGAAAAATCACCGCAAGCTTTTTAGCTGCTTGGATTCGCAGTTGCCGTTCTGTTTCTGGATATTCGACCACCATGCAAAGTACAAATAACCAATTTCATGACCGGAACGTGCTGATAACGTTCGCGATCCCGTAAATCTATGTAAAACTTCATCTTAAGTATGCCGCATGGCAATCTGATACGCATAGCCATTGTTAAAATCTATATCGCGTTGAGGTGCGCTAAAATAGTAAACATATTGTCGATGACTATTTATTTACGGTATAGATGAAGAGCATGCCGTGGTGGTTATGTGTTTCGGTGGTTATTCCAATTCATGAGGCCATAGGCAACCGCAGTAAAGAATGCTGCTGCCAGGATCGCGCTTACCAAAACCCTGTTGGGCACCGGACGCGTGTCGCGGCGAATTCTTAGTCTTCCGCCCATGTGATCTCGCTGGTTGGTTTCGTCAGGGGCCGGAACGGCTTCTGGGCACCGGAGTTTCATCAAATTTCCCCAACGCTTGAAATCATCCGCCGGGAGAGCGCGGCAGGAGCCGTCAATCCTGATGTTGCCGGCTTCGCAACCATGAGCGCAGGCGATGAAAGCAGGGGGCGCTGTTCAGATCCCGCATGGCGGTGATCACGAACAGGATGATGAATAGAACGACCAGCGCCGCCACTGCCCCGTCCACGAATGCCATCTGAACTCCTCCTGCATCGCGTCAGGGCAACGCGCGGACCCGGGACAAAGTTTCAGGGTCAGCCGCGAATGCCGGAAAGACTGCCCAAGCGGGCCTTGTCCTGGCGGCGAGGCGCCCTGGCCTCGCCGTGCTGGGGCTACCAGAAGATCGACTTCATCAGGGCAGGGATCGGCGATTGTCCCGAGTTCCATACCAACCGCGCTTCACCACAGGGAAGTGGTCAGGCGCGACGTGCCGGCGTTCGTCTGTGGTGGAGGAACGGCCTGAGCACTACCTCTGGATTTTCGCGATCCGGGACAGTACAGACGGGACATGTCAGAATTTCCAGCCGACAAGGTCTTTGTCCGCATATGCCACGTCAAGCGCGGCTATGAGGACCGGGAGCGTCACATCACGGAAGGCTTCGCGCCGCACGGCATTCCGGTAAACTGGTTTCTGGACTGGGACATCTCCGACATTTCGGCCGAGGAAAAAGCCCGACGCGTCGGTTCCGAGAAGCTGCTGCCTGCCGAAATCTCATGTTCGATGAAGCATATCGGCGTCTGGCAGGAATTCCTGGCGAGCGGCTATCCCTATTGCCTGGTTTTCGAAGACGATGTCATTCTGTCCAGCCGCTTCTGCTGGAAATTCAATGAAGGCCTGGCCGAATTCGCGGATCCGGATCGGAATGCCGTCGTCTATCTCGGCAATGGCGGAAACTACTACACGGCGCTGTGGCAACTGAAAAAAGGCAGGCATCTGTACCCCGCGCCACACTGCCGCAACACGGATTCCTACCTGATCACGCGGCGTGTCGCGGAAGCGCGATGCGCCTGGTTTGCAGCCAACAAGATCACCTTGCCGATCGACCATCAGATCGATCGGATCGATGCCCAGAATGGCGTTGAAGTCCTTTGGTTTGAACGCCCGATCGTCGAACAAGGCACGCAGAATGGAACCTTTTCGACCTCGATCATCGGTCGAAAGTCGCGCGTGCGCTTCTACCAGCGCCTGGAATGGAACTGGAAGAAATATCGGCGCCAGCTGTTTGGCTACACTTCCAGGCCTCAAAGGTAACGGGCGGCCAGTCGCCGCCGGCGCATCATGCCATCGGTCTAAACCGGCGCCATGCTCTTTTCAGCCCGCTTTTCGGAATGTTGCGGTGCATATAGCTTTCTGACCGGTGGGTCAGGCGCTTGGCGCCGTGATTGCGCATGTACGCATCCACGCGCTTCTCGAACAGATCGTCGGCGTAATCCGGATAGCGTGCCGATGCAGGGTTGTCTTCGCCGTAGATGGGGGCTCGGAAAACCGACATCTTGGCCAGATAGCATTGGTCTGAAAAGCCGTGGCTAACGAAGAAGTCGCCCGCCTGATCGAAGCTTTCCTTCTCGGCTTGTCGATATTGGTTGTCCCAGCACAGGTTGGCGACGACCATGTCGCTCCTGCCTTCCATCAATTCGATGGCAGGCTCGATCCACCGAGACTGACGCCTTGGGTATGAGTCGCTGGCGAAGTGAAGCAGGTAGTCAGCCTTGCTGGCATTGAGGCCGACCAGTTCGCTAATCGAGTAGACGTAGCCACGACCGAAGGACGCCTTGTCGATCTGGAAGAATTCCAGGGCGGCGTCGGCGTGATCTTCCACGAACAGGTACTCGTCGAGGTCGCCTCGAGCGATCGCCGCCCTTGCCGCGGATTCAACCGGGTCGCGCCGTTTCACATTGTTGATGACCAGTCGCCGCTTGGAAAAAGGATAGGCGCAGCGGCCTGTGATGGCCCGCAGATAACCGTTGCCGAGAACAATTTCCCAATCGTTCTCATAGCATTTGGTTTCGAAATCAACTTCCATAGCGCTTCTCTCTGCTCGCCATCGTGGACCTAAAAACGGATATGTGGAAGCCAATTATCTGGCTGAGCGGTGACTCCGAAAGCGTTTCCAGGGCGATTTCGTTCTGGCCTGTGGCACAGGCGCCATTGAGTAGGCAATGGCAGGCTGACGCCGGCCCTACGGTTTCTTCTCAAAGACAACAATGCCGTCATGAATGCCGACATAGTCGGGGGCTCGGGCAAGAATCGTTGACAGGCACCTCTTCACCGGCATGCCATGCGTAAGGGATGCTTGGAGAGGCACTACTGCACCGACCACCTCCGCGAAAATTGCGTCATTCGGTCGCGTTCCATGAGTAACGCGGCAACAAATCACCATCATCGCATTGGCACAAGCGCTCACTAGGCTGCGCGAGGCGCTCTCACGCCAGTAGGGCCGTCAAGTATGGTTCGTCTTCATGGATCGCTTCTGGATTTTACTTCGTAGGCCTTGCGCAACGGTGATGTCTCGATTAGGGCCTCTGGAATAGTCTATTTGGATAGCATTCATGTTCACCATTGTCTCAAGAACTAAGCGCCTCATTCGCGAACTGCGTCAAGAAATTTCGAATGAAATACGTCTAGATGCCACCACCCAAAGCATTGTCGGCTCCATAGCCGCCATGCCGCTCGGTGGAGACGGTAATCAGCGCTTAGCTGATTTGTTTTTTGCTTTATTTTTCAAATTTCGTCCAAATATATTCTGCGATATCGGTGCAAATCGAGGAGAAATCGGTGTCCGCGCAAAAGGTTTGATGCCCGAGTGCGAAGTTCATGGGTTCGAGGCGAACCCCACAATTCACGCTGCCAATGAAGCCAACATTTTGGCCCACCATATCAAGTGGCACAACCTTGCCGTCTCATCGACGTCAGGTGACGTCGATATTTATGTGCCGCATACTCTGGCGAAAGTTTACAAGCGCGGCAGACTGGTAGATCGCCACCAAAATGAGCCGCCCGACACAGGGAAAAGCTCGCTGCTGCAGCGAGACGAGAATGCACAGTATAACGTCTTCAAAGTTCCAAGTGTCGATCTAGATAGTTTTTTCGCAAAGGAATTGAAATCAAACGACTTCTTTCTGTGGATAGACGTGGAAGGGGCGGCTTCCCTTGTTCTGGAAGGCGCTGGAGAGGTCCTAGCCAAAACAAAAGCTATCTTTGTGGAGGTCGAGGGACACAAGTTCTGGAGAGGTCAAACTGGGGCGTCTGGCGTCTTCTCGCTTCTGCTGTCTCGGGGATTTATTCCAATTTTCCGTGATAGAGAATATGCCGATGCTCAGTTTAATGCCCTATTTATTCACGCATCTCTACTTGATCATATAAGTCTCGCTGCTCTTTCCAAAGTCCCGGAGGCTGTTGCTGTCATATCCGATGTGGTATCGGCGCCAAGCAGCATAGATTACCAGATAACTGAAATTCCGGTCTTGGTTCCTTGCTTTAACAACTCGACATACTGCCAAGCCGTGCTGGCCCAACTACGGCGGGTTGGATTCCGTGACATCACATTCGTCGATAACGCGTCGTCTTCACCCAAAATGCTGGCTTGGTTGTCCCAGTCCGAGGGCTTGGCAAAAATTGAACGCTTGCAGCAAAATTTAGGGCCGCAACATAGTGTTTTTAGCCGTCAACGTCTCTCGAAACTACCGAGGCACTTTTGTGTCACCGACCCGGATATGCTGTTCAACAAATTGCTTCCACCAAATTTTCTACAAGAACTTGTCCTCCAGACCGAAACGTACGGGATGGGGAAGGCCGGGTTCGCGCTGGACATATCAAACCGTAGGTTAATGAAGCAGGATGATTTTGTACTTGGCGATAAGCCATACAAGATTTGGGAATGGGAAGAGCAATACTGGTCGCGGCTCTTGGGGTATACCTCGGGTGGTGACGCGATATTTCGCGCAGGCATAGACACAACATTCGCGCTTTACGACCAGCGGCATCTAAATCTAAAAAGATTCTTGCGTGGAATTCGTATTGCTGGGAGGTACACAGCTCAACACGCGCCATGGTTTTCCCGCAATCAGGTACCTTCGGAAGAAGCAGAAGTTTACGCGAACACGCAAAAGTACTCGAACTTTCATTCTTGACTCGTTGACGATTGGTGCCTGAGATATTGGGTTCGATGCAGGCGGTTCGAGCTTATTTTCCTACTAGATTCTTTAAGTATTTCAAAGGCGTGATGGATTTCCGCCTCATCAGGCGGTCATGGTGTTTCCTGACCGCCTTCAACTGGTCCTTGTAATGCTGCACCGCCTCCTGCGCGCCAGCCAAGAGTTTTCTCGTGTCTCCTTCTCCAGAATCCGGTGGATTTGACCCAAGCTCCAACTCCGAATTCAGGAATGCGGCGCGAACTGGTAGCAGCTCAGCGACCTGTGTAACGGTTGCGCGATAGAGATCGAACAGGGATCGATCCTCGACGAGCTGTTTGAGGTAGGGGTCATTTAGGCTTTTGGGTCCGACAAAAAGCACGCCGAGACCGTGCGAATGGGTGAACTCCAATGAAGGGAACTTCAGCTTGAGTTCGTCCCAAAGACGCCAGACACCAAAGCCGCGATCGCGTTCGGCGGTGTCGTGAAACAGGATCACCCCTTTGTCGCTCATGACCGGCAGCCAAGTTTCATAGTCGTGTTTCACCGCCTCATATGTATGCAGCCCGTCGATATGAAGCAGGTCGATCGGACGCCGTGAAAATTCCTCCTTCGCTTGATCGAATGTCGACCGAAGCAAATGGACGCCAGAGAAGAATTTCTGTGAGAACGCGAGGAGGTCGGCGTATATTTTGTCACCCTCGTAGCCACCGGCGTGAACGTCGCCTTCCCAGGTATCCACCCCCCAGATCTCTGTTTTCAAATCATGGATTTGTGCGGCGGTGGCTGCGGCAATCAAGCTGGCGCCAAGATGGACACCGAGATCGACATAACGGGCGGGTTGCAGATTCCGGAATAGCACGAACAGGAAAGGGATATGCCCCTGCCATGCCGTAACAGGCAGCTTTCGAGGCAGCGAGAAGAGAGGGGCGATGTATCTTTCTTGAACCTCGGCAGGGTCGAGTGAACGGAAATCGTTCAGCTCTTCAGGCCTGGGTTCGGATCCATTTTGCATCAAGTTAAAATCCCTTACATCCTCACGGGACGTGCTCAATTTTCTTCTATTGTCTGAAATGAGCTCTATGTCCGCCTGCTGGCAATATGAGCCGACTGTTCTCATCCCTGTCAGCATCCCATGAGGGGGGAGCGTAACCCTTCCTGGCCGTATTAACATAGCTCTGCAATTCGCCTGAACGCGGCAGATGGCCTCATAGCCGTCCATCTCTCTACGATGAAAATGGCCCTCCATTCCTGATAGTAAATCTTCGGCTGGGACAAGCCGCCCTGACGTCTCTCCCCACACATCCAAGGAACTTCCATCATGGGACCAGGCGAAATTCGTCGGCACGTCGCTTTCACAAGGTCAGGTTGATGGCGCCGGGCGGATTGTCGACGAGGGCCAGGCAACTCGACTATTCTCTCGCCATTGCCTATCGCGAAACCGCCCAGAGCACGCAGCCGATCCGCGAAAGAGGCGGTGAGAAATATCTTCGCCCGAAACCCTGTAATCCGTGGGGTGGGCGAGGGGCACCGGCGCAGTCACTCCAGGCGCCAACGCAGCAACCGACGCGTGAGCAATACGAAAGTAGTTCGTATTGAGATTCCCATCGGTCCCATCCGGCGCCGACCATAGCCAAACATCATCCGAAAGGAAACCAAATGGACCGCAGCTTCGCGAGCCAACTGGCGCAGCTTTGCCCGAAAGCGTCGAAGGCGATCATCACCGGCCTTGTCGACAACGCCCATCTGCTCAACCAGGCCGGCATCAACACGCCGATCCGCCTGCGTCACTTCTTTGCCCGCGTATGCGTCGAGACAGGCGGCCTGCGTTCTCTCGAGGAAAACCTGAACTATTCGGCAAAGCGCGCCAGCGAGGTGTGGCCCTCGCGGTTTGCGACTTCGGCCGCGGCAAAGCCTTTCGCCAACGCTCCTGAAAAGCTGGCGGAAAAAGTCTATGGCGGCCGGCTCGGGAACTTCAAGCCCGGTGACGGATGGGCCTATCGCGGCTCCGGGCTGCTGCAGAGTACCGGCCGTGAGAATTTCGAAGAGGTCGAGGCCGCGACTGGTTTGCCTGTGACGGCCAACCCTGAACTGCTGCGCACCTTCCCGGGCGCCTTGCGGGCGGCAACGATCTACTGGACGAAGCGCAACATCAACGCGCTGGCCGACAAGAACGATACGACCGGCGTCTGCAAGACCGTGAACGGCGGCATGATCGGGCTGGCCGACCAAAGGACATGGCTGGCCAAGGCCGCCAAGGTGTGGCCGGATGGTGCTGCCATATCGTTCCCGGCCGCGCCCGTGCCGCAGCCAGGCCCGCCAACACCCACTCAGCCTGCTCTACCTCGGCAGACGCCGTCGCTTGCCACGCCTTTGCCGCCCACGGCTGAGCCGGAGGTGTCGCCCCCAAGCTCACCACCCTCAACGCCAAAGTCGGTCGGCAAGCCCACAGCCGCCGTCGGGTTGCTCGCCACCCTCGGCACAGCCACCGCCATGCGCTGGCACGAAATCACCACCTGGGTTCACTCGTTCTTCTGAAAGGGCATCACCATGGCCGCTGTCATTGTTCGCATCGCGCTCCGGTATTCTGCCGGCATCCTTGTCGCTCGCGGGCTCCTGTCCGCCGACGACGGTTCCGCCTTCTCCGCCGACTCCGACCTGCAAATGGTGATCGAAACCGGTGCCGGTGTCGCCCTCGGCGCCATATCCGAGTGCTGGTACTGGCTGGCCCATCGCTTCGGGTGGGCGAAATGAAGGAGCTCTTCACCGCCTATATCAGTGCCGCATTGCCTTACGCCGTTGGCGGCAGTGTCGGGTTTGTCGCTGGCGTGATCATCGGGTGGCTGCTGTGAGCGCAATCCTTGCCTTCCTTCTCGGCAATCCAGCCATTCTCGCAATCGGCGCGGCCATCGTCGGCGGGCTCGGCTTCGGCTTTCAGCAGCGACTGGCCGGGGCCAAGGCAGAGCGGGCAAAGCAGGCGACCGCGGAAGCCGCCGCGCGCGACATTGCCGACCAGGTCCAGAACGACATAGGGGCATTGCCAGCCGACGCAGCCCGAAAGGAGCTGAGATCTTGGGCAAGCAACTGAGCGTTTTGGCAGTCATGATGTTCCTGGCGCTGGCCGGTTGCACCTCGGCCAAGGGAAGTTTTTGCGCGATCTCGAGCCCAATTCGGCTTTCTCCTTCCGTCGTCGATGCACTGTCGGACGCGGAGGTGAAAGCCATGCTCGCGCACAACCGCAAGGGGCAGGCGCTGTGCGGGTGGGCGCCATGATGCATGAGTTTCTCGATGCTCTCGGCATCAAGGCGCCAGTGCTGGTCGCCGGCCTTTCCGGTGGCATCTTGCGGGCCTTGTCGCGCCATCGCTACAAGCTGCGCGAAATGGTGGCGTCGCCGATCTGCGGCGCCCTGGCGGCGGCCTATCTGACGCTGCCCGTCGTACAGTACTTCCGCGCCACCGGCCTGCCACTCGCCGATGACGACACCACGACGCTGGCCGCGGCCTTCCTTATCGGTGTGTCGGCGATGTGGATTTCCGACATCGTGTTCGAGGTGATCGTGCGCCGGTTCAAGCCGGGAGCGGAGGAATAGGGCCTGAGCCTACTCTGCCGCGTTCGCGGGCCGCGCCCCGTCTCTCTGGCTCGGGCTTCGGCGAGCCGCAGCTTCATGCCCAAAACAAATTCCAGGGGCTGCGTTGTTTCTACTTCGTCTTCGATCGTGACGCCTTCTTTACGACAGACTTGGTCTTGGCGGCCATGCTGCCTTGCGGTTCGTGCGAATGCGAGTGTGCCAGCATCGTCTTCAATTGGCTCTTGATCCTGGCGTGCAGGCCTGGCTTGTCGACGCCCGCGGGCTGAACGCCCTTCTCGACGTCTTTAGCCATGCGCTCCAGCAGATCCGTGTCGTGTTCGTCGCGATAGGGTTTCAGGTCGAGATCAGCAGGCACCTTTGTCAGCCGTTCGTCGTCCATCGTCTTCACGTATTTCTGCATGAAGCGATCATATTCGCGCCAGGAGATGCCGGCCGCCCGCACTGCGGCTTCTTCCGCTCGCGTGGCGATCTGGTGGGCATGCAGGTAATGCAGGTCCAGTTGGTCGATCAGTGTTTTTTCGACCTCCTCGTGCAGCAGCAGGAAGCGGTCGGTGTTGATCGTGCGGCCCTTGTATTGCCATTCGCTTGGCATGTGCCGGTCGATGTAGATCGTCTTGCCGTCCTTCGAATAGCCGGCGAGATAGGGGATGTCGTGCTTGCGGTCGAGGTTCTTTACCTTGCGCGCCACAGCGTCGAGCGCCCGATCCATCATCAGGCTAGACACGTACCAGTTGGGGATGCGCAGCTTCTTGTGCGGTGCAGTCGGGTGGCAATAGTCAAACGCCAT